CGCACAGCCGGCCGAGGATCAGCGACGCGCTGCCCTCGCGCTTGATGAGCGTCGCGCGAGCCTCGCCGAGCCGAGTGAGCGCATCCAGCCGGAGAAACCCAACTAGTGTCGGCACCGCAGACGATCTATAACGTAGTGCCAGTCGCGGTAAGCCAGCCCGCAGGCTCGAGTCGCCTGCGCGAGATCGACCTCTCGATGATGGCGGCGCCGGCTTGGCAGCCGAACATCTACGTTCTCGCGAACCAGATCATTCGCCCGACCAATCCGAATGAGTCGGCCAACGGTCGCCGATGGCTCGGTCTCGTGGACACCGGAGCCGCCCCTTGCAACAGGTGAGGACTCGGTCGCAAGCGCCTCGTGGACAGTGACAGGTGGCGATGGCGAGCTCACGGTCACGGGCACCGGCACGACATCGCTCACGGCGAGCGCGTACTTCAAGAATGGCACCTCCGGTCAGACCTACACCGTGACGGCGCTCGTGACGATGACGTCGACCGCGGTGTATCCGGTGGTGTTCCTCGTCTCGGTGATCTAGGCCGCAAGTGGCGCGCGTGCTCGTGAAATACCGGCCCGGCGCAGATCCGGCCGCCGACGACCCGCGCCTTCTCGATCCAATCGATTACGCCTGGCGCGCCCTGCACGGCGATGAGCCGCTCGCGAGCGCAGAGCGGCGCCTGCGCCTAGCACCTCAACCGATCGGTCCGCTGCGGCGCGATTCCGGCCGCAAGCCCGTGTCAGTCGCCGCCGCGATTGCAGCGCCCGAACCGCCGCAGGCGCATCGGGGCGCCAAGTTCATGGAAGGGCCGGCCTGCCCGCACGGCCACACGACGCGCTACGTGAGCACCGGCGCATGCGTCCTCTGCCTGCGCCGCCAGGTGAAGGAATCCCGCGAGCGCCGCAAGTTCGCGCGCGAGCAGATGGCGGCATGAGCTACTACCAGACCCGCCACTGGCAGGCGCTGCGCGAGCGCTGCATCATTCGCGACGGCGGCATGTGCACCGTGCCAGGCTGCGGGCGCCGCGGCACGCATGTCGACCATAAGGACGCGCGCCCACCTGGCGCGCCGGGGCCGACCAAGTTCGATGTCCTCGAGAACCTGCGGCTCCTCTGCGCCGGGCACGATGCGCAGGTGAAGGAAAAGCGGCGCGGCGATCATCGCTCGCGCCGGCAGGACGGAAAATTCAAGCTACACGGCTGCGGGCCAGACGGACGGTCGCTCGACCCGTCGCATCGATGGAACCAGGAGAGATCGAAGCCATGAAACAGCTCGTCGCGATTGTCGCTTTTGCGCTCGCCATCATCGGCGCCTCGCCGCCCGCGCCAGCGGCGCAGGCGCACCCGTCAGTTCCGCATCTTGCTGGCGCCGCAACGTGCGTTGCAGGCACCTCGGGCGCTGCGCCGACCGCGACGCTCACCTGGACTGCGCCGACTACCAACACCGACGGCAGCGCCATCGCAACGCCCCTCAGCTACAACCTCTGGCAAGGAACAAGCAGCGGTGGGGAGACGCAGGTCGCAACCGGCATCACCTCGACCACCGACACGATCAACACGGGGCTCGCAGACTCGACCACTGCCTACTTTGAGATCGTGGTCGTCGATGCGCACGGCAACATGAGCGCGAAGTCCAACGAGGTCTGCAAGAGCTTCCCGGCTGGCGTGCCGAATGCGGTCACCATCACCGTCACCTGAGCGCATCTCGACTCTTTGCGTGCGCACCTCCTTCGGTGAGTACGTGATGGGCGGTGCGGCAGGCGTGAGGCGCGCGCTGTCGCAGTCCGTGCTGTGGCCTCGCTCCTACAGTCGCACGCTCGAGGCGACGCGCAGGCACAACCGCGAGCGCGCGGCTCGGCTGCTGCTGCGCGCTGGGCATCCGCTGTATTCGGTAGCGGCTCGCCGTGCGGAGGCTTCAGGCGGCGCGTCGCTCGCTTGGCCTTTGTCGGCGCGCGAGGTGATGGGGTTTCGCCATGGAGTCTCGCTGCCGCCCGAAGCGCGTCGTGCCGCGGCGAATCAAAGATTAACGTTCTGGCCAAAAGCGAATAGGTACAAAAGCGAATGCCTCGACAGAGCGCCGAAGCTCGCGCAGCGGCTGCGCTGACCGCAGGCGGCGGCGCGCCGCGGCCGCCGAAGCACCTGAGCAAGGAAGCAGCGGCGGTGTGGCGCGAGATCGCCGAGTCAAAGCCTGCGGACTGGTTCGATCCTGGCGCGTGCGTGCTGCTCGAGAATTACTGCGAGCTCACCTGTCAGGCGCGAGCCGTTGCGGCGAAGCTCGCGAAGCTGCGTCGGGCGAGCTCATGGGAGGAGTCGAAGGCGTTCGAGCGGCGCCTCGCCTGGATCACCGTCACGCTCAGCACCGTTGCGACGAAGCTGCGCCTTAGCGTACAAGCCCTCGTCGAGCGGCAATCCAGGAAGATCCTCGAACGTGGCCAAGCGCCGATCACGAGCAAGCCCAAAGCCGACCGCCTCATCGGGGGCGAAGCGGTCTATGGCCAACCGCAGGCCGCAGGGCGGGCGACGAAACCGAACTAGCGCTGCGCCGCCACGTGATCGTGCGGGGGACGTGATCGCCTTCATCGAGCGCTACCTTCGCGTCCCGAAGGGAGATTTCTTCGTCGGCCAGCCTGTCAGGCTTCGCGATTGGCAGAAGGACGCGATCCGGCGCATCTACGGCTCGCCGACCCGGCAGCTCGTGCTCTCGATGGGCCGCAAGAACGGCAAGACGGCCCTGATCGCGATGCTCGTGCTCGCGCACCTGATCGGGCCTGAGGCTCGCCGCAACGCCGAGATCTATTCGACCGCGCAAGCGCGTGACCAAGCGGCGATCGTCTTCGACTTTGCGGCGAAGATGGCGCGTATGAGCCCGGAGCTCTCCCGGCTGGTCGTCGTGCGCGAATCGGCGAAGGAGCTTTTCAGCCCTCTGACCGGCGTCAGGTACAAGGCGCTCTCGGCCGATGCGACGACGGCCTACGGCTTCTCCCCGGCGCTCGCGATTCACGACGAGCTCGGCCAGGTACGGGGGCCGAGGAGCGAGCTCTACGATGCCATCGAGACCGCGATGGGCTCGCAGGCCGAACCGCTCTCGATCGTGATCTCGACGCAGGCGCCGAGCGATGGCGACCTGCTCTCGAAGCTCATCGACTCGGCGCTCGCATCCGACGACCCGCTCTACAAGGCGATCCTCTACGCTGCGCCGCAGGAGGCGGATCTCTGGGCCGAGGAGACCTGGCGACTTGCGAACCCGGCGCTCGGAGATTTCCTCTCGCTCGATGAGATGCGGCTCGCTGCGCGGCGGGCCAGGGCGCTCCCGGCGCAGGAGAGCGCGTTCCGGAATCTCAATCTGAACCAGCGCGTGGCAGCCGAGGCGCACTTCCTCTCGGCGAGCGTCTGGGCGCTGAACAGCGGCGCCTCCGATCTTTCGGTGCTCGAGCGCCGGCCCAACTTCTGCGGGGCGGACCTCGGGGCGACGCAGGACCTGACGGCACTTTTCGCTGGCGCAACCGACGAGGATGGCACCTGGCACTTCAGGCAGTGGTATTTCCTGCCCGAGGAGGGCCTGCGCGAGCGCGCCGACCGCGACCGGGTTCCCTACGATGTGTGGCGCGAGCAGGGATTCCTCACCGTCACGCCGGGACGGTCCGTTGACTGGGATGAGGTCGCCAGGATCGTGGTTCCGGTACTGCGCACTCTCGATGTGCGCGGCTTCGCCTATGACCGCTGGCAGTTCGAGCAGCTCAAGCGCGCTTTCGGGCGCCAGGGCTGGGAGCCGCCGTTCCTCGAGGACTTCGGTCAGGGCTACAAGACGATGTCGCCGGCGCTGCGGACGGTCGAGCAGCTCGCACTCGACGGGAAGCTGCGCCACGGCGACCATCCGATCCTTCGGATGTGCGCGGAAAACACGGTCGTCCTGATGGATGACGCCGGCAACCGCAAGCTCACGAAGAAGCGAGCTTTCGGACGCATCGACGGCATGGTCGCCCTCACGATGATGGTAGGTGCCGCGAGCATCGATGTGCCGCCGGTCACGTCCGTCTACGAGACCCGATCGATCCTGACGATCTGACTCGGCTCCCGATGTGGGGGCGAGTGGGAGAAAGTGGGGGATGAAGGCCAAGTTTTCCGCGCTCAAGAGGCTGGGTGGCCATCTCCCGGATCTCGCGCGCGATCTCGCCGGCCTCGCCGGGGCCGGATTGATCTCCTACGGGGCCTGGATCATTTACCGCCCGGCTGGGTTCCTCGTGGCCGGCGCCATGCTCATCGTCGGCAGCTTCCTCGCTGCGCGGGGTGAGTGATGGCGCGGGGCATATTCGGCGCGATCGCGCGCGGGCTCAACCGCGCCTCGGCGGGTGTCCCCGCCTACCCTGGGCTGATCCCGCCGCTCGGGAGCGTCCAGAGCGCAAGCGGGCTGCTCGTCTCGCAGAACACCGCGATGTCGGTCGGGGCCGTGTACCGCGCGGTCGCGGTGCGCTCGAACGATATCGCCCGCTGCGAGCCTTCGGTGTACAGCGAGGCGAAGGACGGTACGCGCACGAAGGTCGAGGATCACGAGATCGCGCAGATCTTTCGCCGGCCGAACCGCGTGCAGACGTGGTACGAATTCATCCGCGATATGTGGGTCGGTTACCTGCTGCGTGGCAATGCGTATGCGGCGATCCTCCGTGATCGGCGCGGCAAGGTGACCGAGCTTATCTACATCAACCCAGATGCGGTGCTCGTGCTCGAGGACTCAGACGGCGGCTGGTGGTACAACGTCAATCGCCTCGGGCTCTTTCAAATGGCGGTACTGCGCGACTTCCCGGTCGCACTGCCCGCCGAGGCGATCCTGCACATCCGCGGCATGAGCTTCAACATGCTGGTGGCGGCCTCGACGATCGGCCTTGCGCGCGATGCGATTGGCCTCTCGATGGGGCAGAACATTCAGGC